GGCCCACTCAAAGAGTTGGAATGGTTTAACAGAAGCTGTTGGGTAGGTGTGCTAAGCACAAGCGTGATAGCCCCGCCAAGGCTTGTCATAGTGGTGGTGCACCAAGCACTCTTTGACACCACACCAACCCATTCTCAGAGCTGGATTTCTGCTTAACATGAAATTATAGAAAATGCAGTATATATATATGGTGATTTTTATTGAAGGTTTATTCCAAGGGATACTAGGGGCGACCATCCCACTTCTCCTTATGTTCAAAAACTCTAAACCCGTCTAGTACGGTTCCGACTTTATAATTTTTATTTTATTTTCCTATTTTCATATGATGTCTAACCCCATCAAAGGCCTGTCTTCCCGGTAAAGCGTTAAGCGAATTTTGACACCTTCCACTCATGCCACCATAACATCACAATTGTTGTGATGTTACGGTGACATGAGTAGTACAAAAGAAAAGAATTTTATTGAGATGTTATAGTAATGTGAGAAGCATAAGCTGTTCCCGTCCAAGTACAAGCTGGTATGGTAACAGTTGCTTGGGAACTAGGATCAGTGAGAGCTACAGCTAAGGTGTAATGCCCTCTACCTAAAGCCCCGGTTCCAGTCAACACCGTACGGGTATAGTTAACACCTGTATCTCCCAAAGGTATTTCTGTGCAATTGACAAATGTTGCCGCTCCAGACAAATCCATTGCACTAAATGTTGATGCTGCCTGGATGTCTATATGCACCACAAATTCACCAACAATTCCAATAGGAAATGTAATTGTGCGTGTCTGAGCAGTGAATTTCAGTGATCCTTTGGCTGTCATTAAAAGCGTACCAAATGGTGTTCCTGGAGCAACATTGTATGATGCTTCTAATGCCCCGTTGAGTACCGCGTCATGTGTGTTAGACTTAATCAGGGGTTTAGTAAATTCTATCTCATACGTGACCCATAAATCCCCCACAATGTTATCATTAGCTGGCATACCCTGAGTTGCTATATATGTCACACCCAAATCATACATCAAAGGTGTATCATTTTCAGGTGGAACAACTGTACGCACATAGTGGACTGAGAAAGGATTCTCTTTTGGTGAACATTCAATAGGATGACAAAAAGACTCCGCTGGGGAAGCCTCAGATGCCCAATATTCATTTAGCATCTCAGTCTTACTACTAGGGGCATCATCGTTAGCACGATAGGAAGTCTGCATCATGACAGCTCCAATTGCGGGATTAGTTCCACTAACAGCGTAGCCACTAGTAGGAACATAGTGAAAAACCATACCTTTAATTCTATACTGTTGGAAGTGACTCGCAATGCCGCTAGCCCAAGGAAAAGTATTAGTATCACCAGGCTGAAGCAGGAAAAATCGTTGTACTTTAAATCCTGTTGAACCCTTAATGGACGCTAAATACTCCTTATGCCTTATTGTCACTGTTTGTCCCGTCTTATGCATAGAAGGTATGTTATCACTTGCCCTCAATGATGATTTAACAATGCTATTACTAACAACATTGTAATCACCTTGTCCGAGCCATCTACTGATGGCGGCACCTAATCCGGTACCCAGACTCCCACCGGCCGACGCATGTCCCAACATGCCACCTAGAGTTGATCCACCCAACCCACCTAATGTCCTCAATGCTTGGCCGATTGCCGTTATGTTCTGCTTGTCTTTTGATTTCTTCTTCTTTTGTGGTTGTATTACCACTTTCACTTTCTTGGTCGTCTTGGTCATGTTGATACTTTAAATTGATAACTTGTTCTAATTCAAAATATCAAGTGAGTCATTAAAGGGAATATAGTCATCAAATTCGTTATAGAGAATTTGATCACCAAAGCTAGAGTAATATTCCTCAAGACCCACTTGTTCTACCGGTGTGATTCCAGTAGCAACATAGAATGAGTATCGAGCCTCATCCGTAATTGCCACCTCACACACAGCCAACCCCCTAGCAAGTTGGCGAGCCCCACATTCCATGTAAGTCGCCTCGCTAATGTTACTCGGTATTCCAACATTCATGTAAAGCTTATAAAAAGCTTGCATGACTGGGACGCCTGAACACAAAGCCAGACCACATTCACCAACACTGTAGAGCCACTTACGGAGCAGCTTTTGACTATTGAAGGGTATAAGCGACATGGTATCCTTTTGTAGTGCTGATCTTACTTTACGCACCATGCGCCAATGGGATCCGTCAAAAATAGGATTCATCTGGCAGAATTCCAAACGTTCCAATTCATACACTGGCTGCTCAACCTCCAACCGGAACCCAAACAATTCAAAATGACGGCCAATGCCTTGCAACAGGGAAGCATGTTCCTTGTTGACAATGACCCCACAGTCATCCCCATTGTTAATGAACCGATAAGGAATTCGCAACCCATTCATGAATGAGTACACAATGGCACAAGCGATCAGGCAATTTCCTAACGCTGTGTTCATATCACCTGACATTCTTCTACCTTCGACCCTATACTTGATTTTTCCATCATCACAATACCCCACTCCATAATTGACCAATTGCATACGTAACAAACGTGCCAACTCGGGATCATAGTCATAGAGAGTGAGATATATTGAGTGTTCCCAACGTAGTGCATCCACACTAACATGCATATCGAATCGACTTGCGTCGAATCCAATAAAGCATGGGTCTTCAATTTCATCCCACATCTCGGCAATTCGCCCCCCCAATTCAACCACGTTGTAACCTTTTGACACAACCATTTTCTGCCCATATACACGTGCTATTGCCCTGTATATGGTGTGTTCAATGTGTTTTAAATACATCCCCAACCCAATGTTATACACGGGAGAGCGAGGTTGTATTGCTCTTGGACTGCCTTCCTTAACCTTTTCCGCTTTTACGAACGCTGACAGTCGAGCATGGTTGTGTTTGACACCGTTATAATATTCAGGAAGGGCGTTCTCATAGATTGTCCTTTTCCGACCCTTATACATGTCTACAAACTCCTCTGGAGTGAGACGGGTGGGTTTAAGGCCAAAACTATGTAACACCTTCTTCTTGAACTTCAACAGCCTCTCAAACGCATTGTCAACAGGTCTCAACGGGCCCTTGACTTCACCATGTTTGACACAATAAAACACACGTTCAACAATACTTGCGTGCAATGTAGTAATACTTTTCCCATTTACCAACAACTCCCTTGGACCCAATGTCAAACCACCTATGACACTATAGGTCCTCGGGTTCACAGCCCTGCTGTTTCCTTTGACAACCACCCCACTACAAGATATGCTCGTTGCAACTTCTCTTGCCGTTTTAACTGAGTATATCAAGCACATCTTGGGTTGTCGGAAACCAGCAAGGCCCCCTCATTCTATGGTTCGCAGGTCTACCCTCCCTAGGGCGAAATGACGTTTAAACCGGTTAAACTGTCGTCTCACCCAAGATTGAGTAACCCCACTATCATAGGCCTCAGCGATAGCATGGACTTCCCGTTCCATCACACTGCGATGCCAATACATCCGCACGATGAACTCCACAGCCAATTTTCTATCACCAGGTCTTAACCCGTGGTTAAGGCACTCCTTGTGCACGTGTCGACGAACAATCTTCTCATGTAGGGCATCCCTAGGGATGGCACCTAACCGAGCCTTAATGACATTCAATAATGAATGGCAATAATAAGACCGTTTGCCCTTTACGATGACATAGTTGTGCTCAACTACAGGTACACCCACCGACAAACCATGCTTGTACGTAACAGCCAAACTCCCATAGTTTTCCCCTTCTTGCCCCGGACTGTCACGACTTACAACGTCGGGAGCCAATTCCAAGAACATTTCAGGAGAATAGAAAGTTTCAGGGTTGTCACCACATGGACCATCCACCACTTCACCGGCACGCCTCCTCATAACCTCCTCCAAGTGCCATCCTTCACGCATCTCTTCAATAGGTATGCAAAACATTCGCTTAACATGGTGGGCGAGGTTGGTCAATCCCTCACCAATGGTATTAAGAATTCCAACTTGAGGCTCAAACAGATTAGCCATATCGCCAAGAAATGTATTTTCAACTGGTAAATGCATTTCTCGACGGGCAATCCTAACATTACTCAAATGGTATCTCTCATTTTCACGCTTTTCTGCAGTCAAAGGACAAACCACTGCGCGGGTTTCCACCACTGCTACCTGACGGGAGTAGTGGAAACCGGTTTCCCGATTCGCGATCTCTTTCCAATGTCTTATCATTGCATGAAAACAACCCTAGTTACGGATAGGTCCGGAACACACACCTCAAGCCGCAGTTGTGTTCAGTGTCACAGTACCCTCAGTTCCAATTCAAGCTTCCAAACATCTTTGGAAGCCTAAATTCGAATTGGTTGTAGTGTGGGGATTGGTACCCTCGGCATACG